GACGTTCCGCCGTTGACGAGTTCCAGGCCGGTGACGTTGGGTAATGAAGGCTGAACGGCAATATCCGTTGCCACGGGCGTCACAACCAAGGTCGCCGGCTGAGATTGAACCCCTACTGCAGAAACGGCCGTCACCCCAAAGGTGTAGATATGCCCGAGGTCGATATTGTCGAAGTCAATCGATGTCTGGCTGGCGTTCGTGGATAGAATTCCTCCGCCCACTTTCTGCATTGTAACGATGTAGGTACTGGCGCTTGCGGTCCATGAGAGCGTGCCGCGGATAGCAGACGGTCCGGCGTCGGTGAAATACCGGCTGATCGAAAAAGCCAAGTTGATCGGCGTTGCTGGGACCGTTTGAATCGTGCTGATCTGCGGGACGGCTAATGGCAGCCCGTCTTCGATAAAGGGGTACTTTGTGCTGTTGTAGGTCGTCGCGCCGATTTGCACTTCGTTCGGTGCGGACTCTGAAATGGTCACCACGCGCCACTGTTCAGGCACCAGCGTGGTTTCGCTGAGGATATAGATCGCGCCGGAAACCGGGGTCTGTGCCAGCGCCGCGGGTAGCACGATATTGTTGCCGGAGACGGACGAAACCGCGCTTGACCCCATCGTCCCATCAGGGAATGCGACCTGAATGGTGAAGCCGGACCCAGACGGAACGACAGAGTCGAGCGTCAGCGTCAGCCCATCGGCGGAAATTGCAAGCACCCGGCCGCCCATGCGCGCGCCGGCCCGGTTCGGATCGGATGTCTGGATGACTTTGCCAGGCGTGAGAAAGGTGCCGTCGAGGGATGCCTTGAAACTGATCGCTTCCGTTTCCAGATTCTCGGTGTAGAGCACCCACTGCCCCCAGCGGTGCGCTTGACCTCGACTGGTGCAGCCCATCGCCGTCACTTGAGCCTTGACAACGCCGTATTTCGCCACCAGGGCGTCGTCCTGGACGTACTCGACCACTTGCTTGTACTGCTGAGATGGATCGTTCCACGTCACCAGCGCGACGGTATGCCGGGCCTTGAGACTCGTTCCCTGATAATTGAACGTACCGCCGATGACGTTGGCTGGCGTGAAACTTTGAACGGGAGTCGCAGGAGCGTCTTGCGTCACTGCGATACTGCCGGCGCTCCAATAGGCCATCCCCCGGAAGATGGAGGCCATGTTCTGCACGACGGTGTAGGCTTCCGCTTCGCCCTGGATAAAGAGATTGCAAGTGAATCTCGGCTCCGTTCCGCCGAAACCATCGGAGACCATCTCGTCACAGTATTGGCCGATGACGTAAAGCTGCCACTTGTTCAACGTGGCTGCCGGGATCATGTCGCCCAGGCCGTAGCGACTGTTCGTCAGGAGATCATAGAAGCACCAGGCTGGGTTATCACTCCAGGCAAGCTGAAACGTGCCATCCCATGTCCCGGTATAGGCTCGTGTCGTCGGGTTGTAGTTGCTCGGGACTTGAATAATCAAGCCCTTCATGTCGAACGCACGCTGAGGGATAGCGGAGAACTGCTGAGCATCGATAGCGAGGTATCCGAGTGCCGTGTGTTTGTATTGCAGTTGGGTGCCAATAACTGACGTTAAACTCTGCCAATACAAATCATTCGTCAGCAGACTCGATCCAGAATCCGGGGTAATTCTGGTGACCTGAACATCAAATGGTCCAGCACCCTCTAATGTGAAATTGTATGTTCTGGCATAGTTGCTATTTGTTAAGCCATTGATGGTGTCATGCTCTCGGATAACATATCCGCCGCCATTTGATTGAATAGCGATAGTGAATTCAACCGCTGTTCCATTGACTGCTCCAGAGCTAGAATCTACACTTTGCAATTGAGGCACATTTAATGTCACCATGATCCCTGTGACATTCGCCGTTGTAATCGACCGAACCATGGGGGTCGATTGGTATATCTTCCCTCCTATAGAAATAGTAGATTCAACATTTGTGCCATCTATTGAAATGACAGAGCCCGCTACTGCGGTATTCCAGCTATTAACATCGCCGGTTGAATAGGCGAAAGTAGCTTGGTTAAAGTTCCATGTTCCGTCCCCGTTTTGCAATGGGACGCCATCGAGATAAACGGATTGCGCGCCATTGACTAGCCCTTGAATTGGGCCTTCGCATATAGCATCTAGAATTATTTCTTTTTCACTTGACCGGAGCGAAATAGACATCAAAGCGCTCCCAGATAAGTGCTTTGATTGGTCTCGGCAATCGTGCCGTTAGGTAACACGGTAGACGTCGTCCCCGTGTTCGTCGTTGGCGATCCTGTAGCTATATCGTAAGCATAAATACCGGCAGAAGCGACTTGCGACCCAACCATCAACCGCCCATATAAAATAGGCACAGGGTTTCCTTGAGAGGTAGTATTGACGGCGCCATTGAATAGGTATGAATTTCCATATGTAGGGGCCGGCGGTGCTTTTGATAAAGCCGTAGCAAGACCACCCAGAACGAGAGATGCGCCGAAGGAGAATGCCATGCTCCCTACGCCGGCAGCAGCCGCTGTTGACATGTAGCCAGCAGTAGCCAGTCCACCGGTGTAGAACGACGCGACGATGATGGCGACTCCTAGGAATATCTCGCCGAGTCCATGCCCGTGAGCGCCCGATACCACCGGGATAAACTTGATTTCGCGTGCAGGCAGTTGCAGCTCATCATTGGTTGAAGCTTGAGTGCCGTCCAGAATGACTCGATACCGACCTTCAGCGAATGCCTGCTGGAAGCCCGGCAGCATCGCGCAAAAGGCTTGAACGGCATCGAGCGGAGAACTCACGTCCAGGCGGTGAATCTTGCCGAACCGCTTGCCGAGTTGGCCGTAGAGTTTAATGGTCTTCAGCATAGGGATTGATGCCTGACGATCTTTCTGGTTGCGCGCTGCCACCCGTCGCCATAAACGTCTCTACTGGAGAGACGCCCTGCGCAGTGCTGGATGATCTGGTTGTTGCCGACATAGATCGCGGCATGATTGATAACCGGAGACCCGATCTGCATCAGCAGGCCATCGTGCTCGGCCAATTCATCGACGGCGACGAAGCCGGCGACCTTGTAGCCGGTCTCGTAGAGGTTGTCGCCCTTGAGCCACCATTGCTCTTGACGTTGGAAGTCAATGAGCGTGATGCCGAGGACTTCGGCGTAGTAGTCGCGCACGAGGTTGTAGCAGTCGAGCACGGCATGCGACCAGGTGCGACCGATCAATGGGGCTTTGTAGCCTGATGGCGCAAACTCAACGATGGCGCCAGTCGGCCAATTGATGATCAGCCAGGGAATGCCGGTCTTCTCGCAGCTCACCTTGTCGGCCTCGCTGGGTTGCGCCGAGATGTCTGGGTGCGAATGGACGATGCGGACGACTTCGCCGCGGTCTTCGGCTGCCACATAGTCGGCTGGCGCAAGCACGAAATGTTGCCCCGGAGAATCTGCCAGGTTCGCGCAGGGTACATAGACCGGCTTACCCCGGACAACGATGACAACACCGCAGCACTCACGCGGATACACAGCCTTGGCGTGATCTCGAATCGCGGCCAGAACGGTTTCGGGCAATGGCGTCATGACGTACCGATCCCGGCGCCAGGGAATCCGCCGTAAGGGAGAATTGCCGACGATCCAAAGCGAAACTTGCAACCGGTGAGATACTTGCTGCACACGTCCAGGGCAGGATTACTGGTGGGAACGTCTGCGGCCGTCGCTACAGGACCACCTGTATATCCGCAGTCAGCCCCGCGATAGACCCATGCGCAGCAGTTCTGAATGAACTGGCGCCGCGGTATCTTGACGGCGACCATGTCCAGGCTGGAGGCAAGCTCGAACTCGATCAGGTTGCCGTCTTCTGAGGATTTCCGGTCGAAGAACCATACCTCGTTCGGCAACGATTGACTCGGGTCGGCCTGGAGATTCCCGCCCGGGAAATTCACCGCATCCAGGAAGCGCGCAAAGGTTCTGATTCGGGTGAGTTTGCATCCGCCGAAGTCGGAATACTGCCGAGCGAGCGCGGCCATGATCCCCTGATTGTTCGACGTGCTGATCTTCGGCCTTGGAAGCGACCCGATACCGGACTGCTTGAAGCCGCTGGCCTGTACCGGGAAGCGGGTAAATGTCACGCCTCCCCATACGATGTCGCTGCCAAGTTCGTTCGTGCCGGCGTGCCAATGCAACACAGGCCCACCTTGCAGCGTCAGGTCGAGCGTGAAAAGCTCAATCAGCGCCGATGGCGAGAGCGACTGGATTTCGGTCTGGATGGTCATTGGCCGAAGACCTGCTCAAAGCTCGCGTTCAGCGTGACCGGGCCGCTCGGCTTGGTGATGTCTGACCAGCCCCTGCAGAGCACGCGGATGGGATTCGGCCCGCGAATGCTGCGCCAGGAGAACGGCAGGGAGCCGCCTGCCGCCTTGAGGAACGCAATTAGCGCATCGCCGTCGGCGCGGTCCTGAAGCTTGAACTGAAGCTGCCACTTCTCCGGGTTGTTGTTGATGCCCTGCGGAGCGTTCTGCTCGTAGCCGTCGCCGAACTTTGCGGACCAGAGCGCGGGCTTTTGACTGCGCGAGGACTGTGACGACCACCAGAGCCGGTCGATGTAACCCGATCCAGGGGAAAGCGTCAGCACCACCCCGGAAGCCGGGGCGGAAACGAACGTCACCACCCCGGCCCCGGAGACCGTGTAATTCGTCGTCAGTACCTGGAGCACGCCGTTGGCGAATATCTGGCCGTTCGTCGGCATCGGGATTGCGAAACCGCCGCCATCCGTCAGTTGCCAGGACGTGAGTACCCCATCCGCTGTCCCGATCGGCAGCGTCTGCAACCAAGGCATCCCCATGCTCAGGCTCCCAGCAACCCGCCGGGCCGTTGCTCTTGCAGGATGATCCCGCGAACGTGCTCGCCGATCATCTGGCCGAGCATCTGGTGCGCGCCGCTCATGCTTGACCCGCCGATTGCCGCGGTACCGTCGTGATTGACCACCACATTGACGTCGCCGTTGAAGCTGGAGCCGCCGAGTTTTCCGCTGCGAATCGCTTCAGCACCACGGGCAGGGACAATCATTTCGCCCTTGTGGATGTTCGCTACCATGTCGTTGGGGATGTTGTCGGCGCCGACCGCGAAGCTACTGAGCCAGGAATAAGCTGAGCCGGCCATCGAGCTGATCGCCGAGCCGGCGCCCTTCATGACGTCACTTCCCGACCCCATTCCTTTGAGCAGGTTCCCGAGCGGCGACCCGGAGGAAAACAGTCCCTTTACCAGCCCGTCTGCCATGGAACTGCTCAGCGTCGAGATGAAGGTATTTGACAGGCCGGTGATGAACTGCGCCATGTCGGATCGGAACGATTGCTTGCCGTGCATGATGTTGCTGAACAGGCCGGCAAATGATCCCTGGATGCCGTTGACCAGTTTCTGCTGGAACTGCGTGAGCGCGTTTCCGAGGGCATTGATGGTGACGATTGTCGTATCAATTGCGGCCGTCGATTGGCCGGCTGCCTGTTCCAACTTCTTGACCGCTAGGGCCGCAGCCAATAAGCCTGGTGCCGCATTCTTCTGTGCAGCGAGCGTTGCCTGTTGGCCTTGGTCTTGCGTAAAGACGCCGGCCGTCACCTTGGCGGCGTTCAGCTTGGTCTCGTTCGACAGGTCGGATTGCAGGCCGGCCAAGTGGGTTTTGGCTTCCTTCAAGTCGAAGGCGCTCGCCAGTTGATCGCCATGCTGCCCGGCCAATTGAGCGAGTCCATCCTGACCAGACATGGCGAGGACCGCCTTGTATTGGTCCCACTTCTTCCGGATGCCGGCGGCGCTGTCCTTCTGCGAGAAACTCTTGACGGCATTGGCGGCCTGGGTGACCTGACTATTCCAGGCGGTGTCGACCTTGGGCTTGGCGGCGGCGTGATGTCTGATGGTGTGACCAGCGTGGCTCAAGTCGGGTATGCCCCCCATGCTCGATACCAATCCTGCGGCGGCAGCAGCCTGTGCGGCCTGATCCGTACCGACAGCATCGGGAGCACCTTTACCGGGGCGGATATACCCCGGCTGGCCTTGAGGGCTCATGTAGCCGCCGAACATATCGGAGCGGATTTGATCGCGCGTGGCAAAGCCTGCTTTTGACCGGGCGATGCGATCGTTGAACATCTGCTGTTTGCCACCCGCGAAACCTGATACCGATGACATCCCGACCATATCGGCTGCGCTCTTTACGCCGCCCCAGATTCCAGCCGACATCTTGTTCAACCCATCGGAGACGTAGGTGAAGAATTTGTCGAACTGCTCTGCGGCGGATACCAGGAACATGCGGATGTAGTTATTGATCGTGATCCCGGCAATCTTGGTATTTTCGCCAGCCTCGTACAGCAAAAAGGCGGTTCCGATCCAGCCAACGAATTTGAGTGTCAAGGCCGCCATACTGGCGAGGGCCGTGCGCCAAGTGAATGCCATGCCGACCGCTGCGGCTTCCGTTTCAGCACCAGCACCGGCGGCGGCAGGCCCGACTTTCTTGAAAAAGTTAAACAGATCGGACAGTTTCCCGAAGAGCTTCTGGGACCCTGCAACTGTCAGGAATGCCCCGAACGCACCAGCCGCGATGGTGATGGCTTCGGTGAATTTCGCCATGTCGTGCGCTGCCTTACCGACGAGACGAAGGAAATCGGCGAACCAATTGATAAGGGGATTCAGTACCGGCATGATGCTGGTGCCGATGGCGTTCTTGAGGTTATCGAGCGCCGAACTGAATTGCGCCATCGACTTGGCCCAAGGTGACATTGCGTCAACAGCCTTCTGCCCTGTGGGAGATTGATTGGCACGGGCAGCCGTCTCCATGACGCGGCCCCATACCTGCGGATTCGAGACTTGGGAAACGAGATTGGCGACGTTGACGCCGCCGGTCGGCCCCCATGTCTGGATGGCGATTTTGTTCATCGCTTCCATCTGAGCCTTGGGGTCGCTGATATTCCCCGTCGGGAAGTAGGCTTTCGCGTTCTTTGTGGCGTAGGCTAGCATGCGCGGGATCAGGACATCATGCACCCACTGTGCCGGGCTCGCCTGCCCTTCTAGCGCTCCGCGTAGGCTGCCGGTCGTTGCAGTCTGGGTAGTCGAGGTGGCGAGAGTAGTGGTTCCTTTCTCCCACGCATCCATGGCCTTCAGCATTTCATAGGTCTGTTTGGCCATCTGGCCGCCATTCATGACCTTGAGCAGCATGCTATAGGCGGTTCCCATTTGAGAAACGCCGCGCCCACCGCCGCCTCCCCCTTCATGCCCTGCGAGAGTGTATTGCTCGGCCAGGGACATCATCTGCTTGTAGCCTTGTTCGCTCACCAGCTGCGCGCCGCCGTATTTGTACTGACGCCCGACCATTTCCTGTGAGGCGAGCTTCATCCGACCGCCGGTCGCTTCGGCCATCTGCATGGCTTGGTTGGATGCGGCGATCAACCCAGCCGGCGTTTGCGACATCCCGCGAAGCTCGGCCAAGCCTCCCATGTTTCCGATGATGTCGCCGAGGCTGGACGATTTGCTGAAGTTCGCCCGATAGGCAAGCGCATTGCGGAGCACCTGGGGCAATACCGCGTCAATCAACTTCTCATTGTTGGTGCCCGTCGCCGTCATGAGGGCAATCCGGGCCGCCATAGCTTCTCGCGCCGATACCTGCGGAACTTGCTTGCTGGCCTGCCATGATCCTTGGGTGCCGTACTTGATAGCGTCCTGCGAATACCCCATGGAGCGCATCTGAGCCTGCAAGGTCATCATGTCGGCAGCGGCTTTCACTGACGCCTTGATGCCGTGCTCGATCTTCATGCCGGCCCAGATTTCGGCCATCCCCTTGAGGGCATCGCTTAGGCCATAGACGTGGCCCGTCAGCCTTTGCGTACTAGCTGAGGCGCTATCCATGCCGATAGCCGCTGCTTTGACTTCTCCACCCGCAGCGCGCGCGCTTGCCCCTAGTGTCGTAAAGCTCTCAGCCGCCCCATTGAGCCGCGCATCCAGGGATGCCATGCGAGAACCCAGCATCGCCAGCGTGCTTTCGAGCTTGCTCACCCCGGCAGACCCGGAAGCTGCGCCGTCACCCATGACTTTCGCTTGGCGGCCAAACGTGGCAAACTTCGCATTCAGGCTGGCGATGACAGGCTCAAGCCGCTTGATCTGGTCTGCGAACGCAGCCAGCGGACTGGACGCCAGATTCTCCAGCGTCAGCAGCATCGATACTTGCATTTCAGACATCGGTCACCTCTGCATGCTTTTCTGGATTGAAGTGCTCGGATGGGTCGTCATTGCGGTACTTGTCCTGGCCGGCATCGGGATCCGCATGGAAGCGGCCAGGAAGCTCGCCGCAGCAAACAAGGTGCGCTTGCTGAATTACCCGGACCTGTTCGACTTCACCCCTCCAGCTCGTCCAGTTTCTCGCTGATCCCTTCATCTCCGAACGCCCCGGCGATCGCCAGTGTTACGGCTCGCGCCTGGTCGGCCATATCCCTTCTGCGCCGCTTGTTGGCTGCCTCGAAATACATCCTGATCTGCGCTAGGGTGTAGCCGTCGATGTCGGCTCGTCGGTGACCGACGGAGATAAGCTCTCCGATGATGCCGCCCCAGTCTGCGGACTTTCCGCCGGCGCCTGGGCGAGCATTGGCAGCACGCGGCGGTTGAAAAAATCCACGTTTTCCTCATAGACAGCCTGGAGTAGGGATAGCCCATCGTCCATGCCGAGCGTGTCGAACCATTCCCGAGGCTTCCCGATAGCCCAGGCCAGGAAAATGAGCAGATCATCGCCGCCGGCCGCGAGCAGATCGACCCAACTGGACGCCATGTCCATGATTGACTGTTCTGGCTTGCCGAGTGAAGACGAGACGGCCTTGATTACTGGGGCAAGCATCTTGCTCGCCTGCGTGATCTGGCCGAACTTGATCGGGGTGATCGTGAGCGTTTCCCCACCGGCGGTGACTTGCCGGCCGGGAAAGAGCGTTTCCATGTCGCTCATGGTTATGCCTTGATGATGTTCATCAGGACAGAGCGCGCATTGCCCGGCGTGTAGGCCACCGTCGGGTCAATAAGCATCTTGCCGACCAATTCCAGGGTCGCGTCTTTCCGCCCGATCAGATCGAGCATCGAGGTGATGTCGAACATGCAGCGGTAAATCTGGAAACGCACCGCAGCGAAGGCGGAGTTGCTCGCATCGACGAAAGGATTGGCGACGTTCTTGGCGTCGATTGTCACGGCGTATTCGACCGGTCCACCGGTGAAGGCGCCCATGTTGCCGTTGTTGGCATCGAAGGTGTAGGCAGCCGTGCAGGCAACACCAGGGCCAGCTGCGACAGCGGTCGAACCCGGTAGGATGGTGTAGCTGCCATAACTACCGTCGACCGTGTAATCGGTGCCCAATACGAGCACCGTCGAAGGTAGCTTCGTCAGCACCAGCGAAGTGATATTGACGTTGGCGAGGTAGGTCTTGCCCCCGTTGTATGCGGTCGTCGCTTCCGCCGTCACAGTCCCACCGGCAGCACCAGCCGGGGCCGTCGCCCACAACGCTTTTTCGAGGTTCGCCGAACTCCACTGCGGCAGCGTCATTTTGACCGAGCCATCGATCGATACCGGCGCATGCAGGGCGTCGAAGCCGTAACCCGTCTGGTTTTCCTGGATGTCCACG